TAACGCAACAAGAGCTCTTGCACCCGGCGCTACCGCGTCTAGCGCATCAAGACCTTTTCCTTGAACTGCCGTGAGCAAATCTGACCCTAACTTTGCACCAGAAAAATCACCCGAACCAAAGAGAGCTCTTATCGCATCTGCACCCGCTTCTGCCAGAACACCTATCTCTTGGTCTGCATATTTTGCTTCGTATGATACACTGACCTGTGGTGGCATATAAAGTGCGATTGATTGAACGAGTTGAGTCGAAGTTCCAGTTTTTAATCTAATTGATGTATTCTTACCTTGTGCTTCCTTAAAACCATCATTTAGCACCGTATCTAATGCATCTTTGGTAAGACCATTTATAAACTGCCTTGGGTCGCCTCCTCTACCACCAATGACTGCTGCTTGTTTTTTTGGTTTTTCGAGTTTACCCGGCTTTGTCTGTCTAATACCAAACAATATGTAATGTCCTTGCATGGGGTCAACAGCAACATCGTCTGGATAAGACAGAATCGGTGACTGTCTTGATTGTGCTCCCAGCACTGACGTATCGTTTGTTGGGTTAGAACCTTTTAGTCCAGCAGCAGCCCCTTGAATAACTGATGTCACTGCTCTGTTGGCAATACTGGTTGCGGCACCCTGTGCTACGTTTACAAATGCATCTTTGAGTGACATGTCTAAATATCCTTATATACTTTAAATTATTTATAACAAATGGCATACAAAGGTCGATATACACCAGCAAACCCTAAAAAGTATAAGGGCAATCCACGCAACATCGTCTACCGCTCTCTGTGGGAGCGGAAGTTCATGGTATACTGTGATACCAGTGAAAACATTCTAGAATGGGGTAGTGAAGAAATCATTATACCTTATTTATCCCCTCTAGATGGCCGTGTCCACAGATATTTTCCAGATTTCTATATCAAAGTCAAACAACACAACGGTGGTGTAAAGAAGATGATTATAGAGATCAAACCCAAGGTGCAGTGCAAACCACCTAAACAACCCAAACGCAAGACAAGAAAGTATATCAGTGAAGTCAAAACATGGGGTGTAAACTCTGCAAAGTGGAAATATGCAAATGAATGGTGCATCGATAGAGGTCTAGAGTTCAAGATTTTAACTGAAGACGAATTAGGTATCTCGTATAAATAATACTATGGCAGAGAGCAAATACATTCAGTCTGTAAAACAAGCAGTGGGGGAACGCCCACGTTCCACAGAGTGGTATAAAGATAAGATAAAAGAGCTTGGCACCCCTAGTGCACTAGACCTAATTCGTGATGGTAAAAAGTCAACACGGCCATTCTTTGGACGGTTGAATATGTTTATCTATGACCCAAAGTTTAAGAAGACACTTCCGTACTATGATACATTTCCTTTAGTGCTTCCTATTGAGAATTATCCAGACGGGTTTCTTGGTATCAATCTACACTACTTACCGATACCGCTAAGAATTAGGTTACTGGACAGACTTGTAGATTTCTCAAACAACACAAAATTTGATCAGTCAACAAGAATAGTTGCTGATTATCAAAAACTAAAGAATGTGCGGTTGATTCGCCCTACGATTCACAAATATCTTGCGGGACAGGTCAAGTCACAGTTTCGCAGGATTGACGCAGACGAATTTACTATTGCGACACTACTTCCAGTGCAGAGGTTCAAGAAGGCATCTGCGGCGGAAGTATGGAAAGAATCTAGGAGCATGGTCTAATGGCTGTAGGACAGAATTTTTTTGAAGGAACCGCAATAGGTGTTCTTAATGATATCTTATCTGCGTTTCACTCCAACGAAGGATACGCATCACCAAATCGATATGAGGTAAACTTATTTGGACCACGCGGTAGAAAACTGGGTGCTTCTTCTCAATTACAAAACTTATCAGTGGGAACAGAGTCACTTTTAAACTCTAGGGATATATCTTTGCGTTGCGAAAGTGTGACCTTGCCAGGCATCAATCTTTCAACGATACAGGACACAAATATCTATGGTCCAACAAGAGATATTGTTGACGGCATAACATACGCAGAAGAAGTTGCTATGTCATTTCAGGCCAGTTCTGATTTAGAAGAAAGAGTGTTTTTTGAGAGATGGCAAAAAAATGCATTCAATCTTCAGACTTGGAATGTTGGATATTATGATGACTATGTTGGTTTCATAGAGATATATCTCCTTGACAAACAAGAGCAGAGAAGATACGGACTTAAACTATGGGACGTATTTCCAAAAAGTATTAATGGAAGTGATTTAAATTATGGATCAAACAATGAAAATCTTAAAATTACAGTAAACATGTCATTTAGATATTGGACACCATTAGATATTAATGAAGAGGCACCAAGCATCGCAAACAGAGTAATAGATACTGTTGCTAGTGGTGTTGAAAGACAGATACTAAGTAATATACCGGCAGTGCTTCGGAGATTATAGAGGATGAAACATTATGGCATTACCACAACTAAAAACACCAGAGTATGAGTTAGTACTCCCATCAACACAGGAGAAGATTAAGTATAGACCATTCCTTGTACGAGAGCAAAAGATTCTTATGATGGCACAAGAGTCTGGTGAAGATACGCAAATGGCAAACGCTATGGGTGATATTGTGCAAAGTTGCACTTTCGGAAAAGTTGATCCTAAATCAACACCCATGTTTGATGTTGAATATCTTTTCTTACAGATTCGTTCGAAGGCCGTTGGTGAAACTGTTGAGGTTAGGATTACATGTCCTGACGACGGCGAAACTACGGTAGTGAAGAAGATTAACATTGAGGACATTGGTGTTCAAATGTCCCTTGAACATAGTCAAGAAGTGGACCTTGGTAGTGATATCAAAATTGTCTTTAGGTATCCTTTGTTATCTGATGTGGTTGGAATGATGTCAGGTGCCACTGAACTTGACCAAGTGTTCCATATGTTAAAGAACTGTGTGAGAGAAATTCATTATGGTGAGGATATATACAACAAAGTTGATATTACAGATGATGAACTAGATACATTTATTGACCAGATGACCTCTGATCAGTTTGAAAAAGTGACTGAGTTTTTTAATACAATGCCTAAGATTCGTCATGTCATTGATGTGACTAATCCAAAGACAAAAGTAAAAAGTGAAGTATTATTGGAGGGACTTGAAAGTTTTTTAGACTAACTCTCTCTCATGATAATTTGTTTAATTATTATAAGAGTAACTTTGCTATGATGCAGCATCACAATTACAGTCTATCAGAATTGGAAGACATGATGCCTTGGGAGAGAGAAATTTATGTTGGTTTGTTGATGGACTATATTGAAAAAGAAAATGAACGCATACAACAACAAGAGAGGGAACTAAAGCGTGGCTGAGATTACTCAAAAAGACTTTAAACAGTTACTTGACGCACAACAACAAACAACAGAAATGTTGCGTCAGAGTATGATGACTGCTGAAGAGCGTGAGGCAGAGCGTATTGCCGCAGAAGCGCGTAGAGAGGCAAGGTCTGCTGCAGCAATAAAGGGTCACGAAACTAGAAGGTTGAATGCAGAGAAAGAGGGTAATGCTGCTCAAGATGAAACAACTGCCGCAATTCAAGCGAACACTGATCAACAAAAAAACATCTCAGATGCAGAGAGAGGTAATCGTGCAGCAGCAGATGAAAAGGCAGCGGAAGCAGAGGCTGATGCAGATAAAAATAGATCACTTCTTGGAAAAATTGCTGGTGGTATCAACGGCCTATACGAGAATGCAAAAAACACTGCTAAGAAAGCAGGGAAGACAGGACTTGCAGTTCTATCTGGTATTGCGTTTGGTGCGTTATTGTTTGCGTTTGGTGAGTTTCTACAGAGTGATACATTTAAAAACTTGACAGACTATCTCATAGGTCCGAATGGTTTGTTGTCACGATTAGCCTCCTTTGATATAAGTTTCGGGGAGGGTGTGGCACTTCTTGGAACTTTGCTTGGGGGTTTAGCGCTTGCATTTGCAGCAGGACCACTTAATTTATTGTTTAAACCACTAAACGCAGCGGTAACAGGAATCAAAGCGGGCATAGGAGGTTTAACTAGTAGACTTGGTAGTGCTGGCAGACAAATTAGTGGTCGCCCTGCAAGTGGTGCTGCTCCCGCAGCAGGACGCGCAGCAGGCCGTGGCGGAAGAATCGGTGGTGCACTAAGAGGAGCAGGCGGTGCCATTGGTGGTTTAGCTAGAGGCCTCGCAGGCGGTTTAGCAGCACTTGCAAACCCTGCGACTCTGATTGGTCTTGCTGCCGTGGTTCTTGCGGTTAACGGTATTGCTGCCGCGGTGAGAATCGCATCTCCAGCATTTGAACCTTTTGGTAAATTACTTGAGAGTGCAGGCGAAACAATCAAAACAACCTTTAGTGGTTTAGGTGGTTTTATTAAGGATATTGGTGCTACTGTTGAGGGTATCATAGGAAGGGTTGCTGAGAGCATAACTAATGTTCTTGCTAAAATATCTGAAGCAAGAAGCGCAGGGATAACTGCTAGAACAGAACAAATCAAACAACTGAGTACGATAGAACCCGGCCAAATTGAAAAAACTGCAAAAGGTATTGCAATGATGAAAGAATCACTTGAGGGGTTTGGTAGCAAATCTTTTGGAGAAACTTTCACAGGGCTTTTTGGCAGTGGTGGTCCAGTTCAAGATATTCTGAAACTTGCAAAAGAGTCAGAGATGTTGGCCAGAGCGGCAACTGCACTTACGGCAATCGCTGGTTCTGGTGTGACATACAAACAGTTGATGAATGAGGAGGCAAGACTGGCCAGAATTGAAGAGTTGGAGGAAGATTTAGCTTCAGGAGGTTATACTAGAAGTGGTGGTAGAGCAAGAGATGAGGCGGAACTTGCAAAATTACAGGCACAGGCACCCGTGCGAAGCACTTTCATGGCAGACCCAAGAGTGGAAGCAATGATTACCTCTGCGATCAACAAGTCAAATATTGCAGCTCAAGGGGTAACAGTTAATAATGTTAGTCAAATAGACAATAGTGATCAAAGCACAAACACATCAACAACAGCGGGTAGACCTATAACTGATACGAAAAGAGCATATTCGTTAGGTATGGGTGGACCTGGCACGACAACATCTCGGACGTATTAAATAAAAGGGGGGAACCGCGTTCCCCCCTTTCTCTCCATTATGTTAACTAGCCTTTTCAATCCGAGTCTTACTCAGCGATTAAGGACGGAACACCCGTTACTAGTATACCTTACTCGTTTGCCAGTTTTTCAAAGTAGGACATTGCATCGTCCTCACCAGCATCACCCAACACAGTAGGTTGTGGTGCAGGCGGAGTATCAACTTTGGGTTCTGCAACTGGTGCATCTTCCATGATATCCTCTGCCTTACCAACTGTTACTGTACCGGCAAGGACCGCATCCAACCTTGTCTTCAGTTCATCATATGACTTGAAGTTAGAAGCAGCAGTGAAGTCTGCGAGTGAATACTCTGTCTTCCACAGTGCCTCAATCTCCTCGTCATTATCGAACAACGCAGATGGGTCAGCAAACTCTGACTTATCATAGTTCCAGTATCCATCCACTTTGCGAAGCTTCAACTTGAAGTCCGCACCTTCCCAGAAGTCAAAGGGATTGACAGCAGTTTCATCTTGGAATGCGGGCTGCATTGCCTCCATGATCTTGTCAAAGATTTTCTTACCGTAACGATAGAGGAAAACCTTACCCTCGTTCTGTGGATTTGCAGGGTCTTTCACAACATAGATGTTGGAGTAATATTGCAGTTTGCGTTTCTGCTTTCGTGCAATCTCCTTGTCAGACTCTACACCTGAGTTCCAGAGTTTAGAGTTGTACTCTGACACAGGGTCATTTTGACCCACAGTGGTGAGAGAGTTCTCAATGTACCACTGACCTGTTGGACCTTGGAACGCATGGTTCCACACCTTTGCCCAAGGCATATCCTCACCTTCTGGTGCGGGAAGAAAACGAATGACTGCGTATCCGTTACCAGACTTATCCATGACTGGCTTCCAGAGACGTTCATCAACGTAAGACTTCTTTTCTTGGGGGGCAGACTCTTTCTGGGCAGCACCCAGCAGCGAGTCAAGACTGTTCTGTTTTTTCAATGCCGCAAGTGACATATCTTTCTCCTTATGTTGTCGTATGTTTCGTATGTTATAATATTTTTAACGTATCACAAAAATCTGTTTTCGTCAAGTAACTTAGATTATTTTCTTGAATAGAATCATCTCTGGCATCCACCCAATAAAACTTAACATCCTTGAACTCTTCAAAAACAGTTTGCATCTGGTCTTTCCAGTTCACTGAATTAAAACCTTTTGCATCACTTGACAGATAATTATCTGTCCCTTTATATATGTTGTTCAACGGCTCATCATATGATGATAGGTCAAACCCCAGTATATAAACTTCTTCTGCACCAGACTGACAAGCCAGATATAGTGCAGTATTTCCAGCAGACCACCCAATAGGGAAGTCAATATTATTTATGTTGTCATCCTCTTCAACGTATGTAATCCAAACACCAACGTCTTTCTCCATCTTCGCACGAAGGTCGTTCATGTCTAAGTGAGGATGCATTTTTATTGCAGTCTCAATCTTCTCATTTACTGTTACAGGGTCTTTACCTGAGATAACACATAGGTCTGTGACTTTAGAATTTCTATGGATAAATGCCTCTGGTATATCATATCCCATAAACATAACTGCTGCAACCTCAGCAGGCAAAACGCTCCAGTTCGCAAAGTGACACACTCCATCATAACCAGAGTCGTAAATCTCCTGTTGCATACCGTAGTCAACTGCTACAAGGTTATCCACCTTACCATTACGGTATAGAGCGTTACAACCCCATGTGGTTACAGGAACACCAAACATTTGGTGACTAGGGCAATACCACTTGCGTGACTCACCGTTTCCTATGACCACAGCATTATTCATTTACAAAATCTTTTATCATGGGAAAGATTGGTGCAATCGCAACTGCACACTCTCTAGCAATCTCCATGTGTTCCTTCTGCGTTCCAT